TACCAGGAATCTCTGTAGTCTTCATGAATATGTCTCCAACATCTACAGATTCTATGATTTGTTGTTGAATGAGGGGTTCCAGATATGTGAAATAGTTAAAGTCTGGATCCAGTTTGAGACATATTCCTTCAATCGTGGAGAAGGCTTTTGCGAGGTACACAAAACTACTCGGTACGATGAATGGTTTTTCGTTCGCAAGTTGTGCGGCGAGATCATCATTGACAATCCCAGAACCGTCTAGAGTTTCTAAGTACCCCAAAATGGTTTCGAAGAACAATTCAATATCGGAAATATCTGAAGATGTTGGAACTATCACACCTAATTTGACGAGGGTATCAACTATACCAGCAGTATCCCGTGTAATGATACATCCAAAAAGTTTCGTAAATCCATCTCTCAGTTCTTCAGACAGTGGCACGAGTAACCCAAAATCATAAAATACAAGTTTCCCTTTGGGTGAAAAGCCCAAGTTACCAGGGTGTGGATCCGCGTGAAAGAGACCATTGTCCATCGTTTGAATGACATAAGAGTTGATCAGGGCTTCACAAATCTTCTTCTTGTTCACTTTAGGATCTGTAATTTCAGTCAATTTTACAGAAGGTACATATTCCATGACAATCATTTCATCATTTGAATACTTTTTATATACTTTTGGAACTTTTACCCAATCAACATCTTTCATACTTTTTCGAAACTTTATAGCATTCTGAATTTCTTGTTGGTAATCAGCTTCCCCCAAAAGATACTCTATAGACTCATCGAGAACCACACCAGAACTATTCCCCGTATCTATACCAACACGTTCTAAAAATTGTACAATGCCACGTATAGTATCTGTATCATCTTTCATAATATCCAGGATCCCAGGTCTTTTTATTTTTACAACAACCTTTTGTCCCGTGTGTAAGACAGCCATATGTACTTGTCCTATACTGGCAGACTTGAATGGCACAGGGTCAAATTCTTTGAAGATGTTTTGATCTACAATGGTGTTAAATTCCACGGGAGGGACGTCATCTTGAAGAGATTCCAACTCTTTAGTGAATTCCGGGGGATACAAGTCTCCTCGTGTAGATGCTATTTGACCTAATTTTACAAATGTTGGACCGAGTTCGAGGAGTTCATTCTTCGTCCATCGTCCCAGTTCAGCTTTATCTTTTACAAGTGTATTTTTCCATAAAAACTTACCCGCAAATTTCCATGTTTTCACCTTCTGATTTGGCGCCAAACTTACAGGTGGCACTTTCACATTGGCTATACATAACATATCCTGTTATATACTTAGGATTTTTTCTATAAGTTCATATTATATATGTGGTGGTTTTTCTTGATGACTTATGTTTCTTACCTCATTTTGGGACCCCATTGGGAAACTAAACTTATTCGAGGCGAAAAACTCGAGGTTGTGGATAGCATCAAAGAACTTGGAAGACGATCTATATTTATATCCTATGTGGCGCTCTTGTTCATAGCATGGTTTCTATATAAACCCTCGATGTCTTCATTCGTGAGCGCTCTCATACTAACTGGTGCAGCTACATCTGGATTCTATATGAAATATGGTATAGAATCCGTCCCAATGCACTCATTCTTATTACTTTTTACCCTATACCAGGGAAGGTCATACATGACTCCTCAACTTTGGACAACTATAACACTAACTGGACTTTACACGGCAGTCCATGATAAAATATATATTTCCTAAAAGTAGAATGAAAGTTCATATTGTAGGTGCTGGACCAACAGGTATGTCTCTCGCTTGGGAAATACTCAGGTCAGGTGATCACGAAGTAACAATTTATGATAAAAAACTTTCAGCCGGTGGATCTTGGTGGGAGCCAACTGAAGAAATTAGAGATTTACATGCACATCGCATTTTATTTGATAAAGCATTTGTAAATACACAGTCATTGTTTTCGGAAATGGGTATCAATTGGGATGTCATGTTTCAACCATCAAAGAATACATATAAAATTGACGATTATGGAACAATTGTTTCATTGTATGCGAAAGTTTTGGCACAACCCGAAAAGTATAAAAGTATATCACTCAAAGATGCAGTAGGTGACGGTAATCACCCCACCATAGAACATTGGTCACTCATCATGGATGGTGTCACATGGGATGTAATGTCGGCTTATGAATTTGTAAAGAATATAGACTATGTTTTACTATCGAAGGGTTACACACAACGAGTTTCTGGTAAAATCATGTGTGACGCGATGGAAGAAGCTGTTCTTAACGCCGGTGGTAACTTTATTTTCAACACCGAACTAAATGAACTTGAATATGGTGATGATTCTTTCATCGCCAAGTTTTCAAATGGAACTGTCATAAATGATGGAATGCTATTTATGTGTATAGATAACAGTCCAGCTCTAAACTTTTTGGATGATAATTGGGGTCCAGATGCTGATAAGAAGGTGAGAGAAAGTACATACGGCGCTCTCAATATTCTTCTTGATTATGATGAACCAATTAAAATTAAATCTGATTTAGAATTTGCTGCAAACACTGAATGGAAACTTCAACCCGTTGTACTTTCAGATGGAAAAACAATTTCATGTGTCATATGCAACATTACCGAAGAAATTGCTAAAACAAATCCTGAAGTGTTAAAGGCAGAAGTACTGAAGCAACTTGATGTACCTGAACCAGTAGATGTACGTATAGGTTGGGGTGCCACATGGAATGGGGAAGTATGGGAGACCTCACAGTCATCGGGTGTTCTCAGTCTTCACGGACAGCTACCCTTCTTTGGAAAATGTCCAAAAGTCGCTATGTGTGGTATGATGTCACCTAGAAATACACCATTTTCGAGTATAGAAGCATCTGTCGAAGTATCGAGGGCCCTAAGTCATATAGTATTTGAAACACGACAGCCACTCCAACCTCTACTACTTTCTCAAGTTATCATATTTACTGTCGTGATACTTATAGTTTTAGTTTTATTGTATCGTAATATAGATCGATGAAGTTCATAGCAAATGTACATGAACCCATGTATGACTATAATGATAAAAAGTATATCCGTCTTATAATTCCCGCAAAAGTCTCGGAAATTATAGAACGAATGCATATAAATAAATGGCATCTACTTCAAAACAAAAATATAGATAACCCCATCGATGGAAATATTCTCACAGTGAAAGTTCCTTTTCGATACAGACGAGTCATGTGTGAGGTTCAGGGAAAACCTATACAGTCTCTCATAAAAGGTGACGAAACAGATATTGAAGTGGAATTCAAAGGTCCATGGAATGTGGGGAACTACTCTGGATATTCATGGGTACTCAAGAGTTTAAAGTTTGTCACCGCTAAATAGGTAACATCATGAGAACTTTGACAAGAACTGGTTATCTCGTGGATGCGGGTCCTCTCCAGGAAATTAAAAAGGAATTAACGGTAAGACCGGTTGTAAATGGAGATTATGGATTCCCTCCGCCGCCTTTTAAGGTTTTTAAATCAACTAAGACGGGAGTCTGCATTCCAAGATTCTATGGAACTTCTAAACTTGGGGATCCCGATGAAGATAAAAGACCAGAACCAAAACGAATCAAGAGTAAATTCGTTGGACAACTCAGGGATGCAACACACCAAAATGAAGCCTTCGCGGCTGCTATCAAAGTGGGTCATGGCGTTCTCTCACTCCCATGTGGGTATGGGAAAACAACCGTATCCTTGGCTATAGCTTCAAAGTTGGGGTATCGCACAATGATCATAGTTCATAAACAATTCTTAGCTGATCAGTGGAGAGAACGCATTCAACAATTTTGTCCAGGAGCAACCATAGGTGTAGTACAACAGGATAAAAAGGAAGTTGATTGTGATTTCGTGATAGCTATGCTTCAATCGTTATCTCTCAAGGAGTATAGTTTCTCAGATTTTGAGAAAATTGGAACTGTAATCGTAGATGAAGCTCACCACATATGTGCAAAAGTTTTCAGTCAAAGTCTATTCAAACTTTGTCCTCGACATATATTTGGACTTTCGGCTACACCCGAGAGAAAGGATGGACTCACCAAAGTTCTACATTGGTTCATGGGACCCACATTTTTTGCAGTGGAGAGGAAAAATCAAGAACAAGTTCAGGTGTTCCCAATAACATTCGATTCAGCAAATTACAGGAATCCACCACCTTCTATGCGAAATGGGAAAATATCTATGCCCAACATGATCACGGAAGTGGTAGAAGATCGCCGTAGAAATCAGATGCTCGTTGAATTGGTAAAAAAAGCTTCAGCTGGTACCAGACAACTTTTAGTTTTGAGTGATCGTCGTCAGCACTGCGAACTTCTTCACCAATGTTTTCCAAAAACTTCGGGATTGTATATGGGAGGTATGAAAGAAGCACAACTTCAAGAGTCTTCAAAAAAGAAGATTATTTTTGCAACATTCAGTCAAGCCCATGAGGGTTTAGACATCCCAACCCTCGATACAGTTATTCTCGCATCACCCAAATCTGACATTACACAGAGTATAGGGCGTATTATGAGAGAAACAAAAGGTAAGAAGAATGATCCACATATATATGACGTCCATGATCCTTGGTCGATATTTACAGCCATGTATTACAAACGTATGAAAGTGTATAGGCAAGGTGGTTTTAAGATTAACGGTAAAAACGTCGAAGAGAAACCCAGTTTTCCTCAGGGAAAGTGTCTATTTTTATAATCTGATTAATTATTAAATGTCCGGTGCATTAATACAATTGGTCTCCAAAGGGGTTCAAGATGTTTATCTGACTAGTGATGAAGGACATTCGTTTTTTCGTATGAAGTTCATGCGACATACAAATTTTTCACAAGCTCCAAAGTTTATGAAAACTATTGATACAAAAGATACGACCATTACTATTCCCGTTTTAGGTGACATTATTAACGCTGTATGGTTTGAGGGATCCTCCAAGACCATGGATCTATTTTACAAATCCACAATAGACCTGTATGTAGGAGGTCAAAAAGTGGATTCGCAACACTATGACTATTATGCAGACATATGGTCTAATTACTTACCCGATACGTACAGTAAATCCAGGGAACTTAATAATAAGACGTCGTCGGCGAATCCTTCGTTTTTACCTCTTCAGTTCTTCTTTTGTAACCACAAAGCCTTCTTACCCCTCGTAGCCTTACAAAATCATCAAGTTGAGATAAAGATTAACTTTGATGAACCGACTATTGCTACTATAACAAATCCCGAAGATAGGCGTATAGATGTATATGGTAATTACATATTTTTAGATACAACTGAACGTGAAAGTATTGTCAAACGCCCCATGGATTTTGTCATTACACAAACGCAGCGTATCGAATTTCCACTCAACACAGCAGATGGCTACAATGTATGTGATTTAAGTCAATTCAATCATCCCGTTAAATCTATATTTTTCGGATTTGATGCTTCAAGTGCCGATCATCTAAATGACTATTTCACATTTTCCACGGTTGATTTACATCTCAATGGCACACCCTTATTTGAAAACTTGAAACCACTTCATCTCCACACCGTTCAAAATTACTATAAATCTATGTACGGTATTTCCGAATTTGATTCGTTACGAAACATACTTTTCTATACAAGGTATTTTGCGTATCATTTCTGTATGAATGCATCTGAATACAACCCTTCGGGAACATGCAATTTCAGCAGGTTGGACAACTCTAAACTTATAATACGAGGTGCTAAGAAGGGTTCTTTAAGGCCAGCTGATCAATCTTTATATGTATATGCACTCAATTATAATATTCTCAAAATCAAGGATGGCCTAGGTGGAATTCTTTTTGGTAACTAATTTACTATGAGGGAAATAGTCCCCACAGTAGATGAGCATATTTACGCCCTGATGGCATCATTAACGGCAAGTAAAACTACACCGGCAATGAAACCCATGATGACGTAATTCAATTCAGTTTCTTCACGACCAACAATGACTTCTTCAGTCTTTGGTTCGACGACAACCTTCTGTTGCCGTCGAACAGGAGGATCTAAATCCTCTAGCGGACAGTACGCTATCATTTATATATTAATTAGAGATTAATTTCAGTCTTCTTCTTTCGCCTGGTACGCTTTGATTTAGAGGAATCAACATTCACCTCCCTGAGCTCACCACCAGTGGAGTCACCTGAAATGGATATAATATCAGAGACGTCATCATCTGTGATACTCTCTTGTACCATATTGGTGTTCATAGGGGGTGGAGGAGGCATCATAATACCACCCATGAGACTGGAAATATCAACACCAGGGCCCTTCATCTCATACTGCCCTGTACCACCTACAGGAGCATCCGATGGTGGCCCATCAGGGGCTCGGGTTGTATTTTGAACCGCCGCCATCATATTCTTGATGAGGTCGGGGTTCTGCTTCATAACATCGTTCATATTTGGCATTACACTTTTGAACATCGAATTTGTAAGGTGAAACATCATCGCTGAACCACCGAGCATCATGATAAGCTTAACCTCTGGAGCAACACTGACCTTCGAGCGATACTTCACATACAACTCTTCGAACACCCCATCATAGTCGTCGGCATTCTCCATCACACTTTCAGACCAACCTTCAAGTTGAATCTCAAAAGGGTTGTACCTCTTGTTGAGAAATTCCAGACCAGTCACACAAGCAATAAGCATACGCCTCGAAAAACGAATAGATTGCTCAACATCTATACTGTACGTAATACGCTTTACCTCTGACCTAAGTTCATCTATATTGGAATAAGCGTTCAGTCTCTTATTGACAGTAAAACCTTTCTTTTCCAGTCGGCCGAGTTTGTTAATGAGATCGGCCTTCTCTTCATCGATTGAGGTGTATCCCTTAGAGGGTTGCTCCTCCTCTTGCATCATAGACGGACCTGGACCCGAGTCATCATAAAAGTCTTCACCGTAATCTATCTCCTCATTTGAATCATTCATCTGAGGAGCAGTCTGCTTGTTGGGATTTACAAAAGCATCCATAGCCTCCTGATGTTGTTGTGGGGGAGGCTGCCTCATATGATGAGTTGGTCGAGGAACGGGCTTTGGACGAGGTACAGAAATTTCAATCTCATCCATGAGAGCCTGCTCATCAGCATCAAGTTTCATCACACCGGTGTTTCCGCGATCGAGTACGATTTCCTCGTCCATCTACTCTCTAATTGGAAACTAAAAAAATATCTTTAACGCGCTTTATAAAAAAATATATGTACATAGTAAATGTTCAACCTTAATAAGGCGAACCGAAACGCCCTCACTTCCATATCTGTGCTCCTGGCCATTATTTTTGTCCTCATGGCGACTCGTGGTGAGTCGTACCAGCCCAGGCCAATCAAAATTAACCCTGTCCGTGAGGGTTCCATCCATGATCTCGAGAACAAGGTCGAGTGCACCCCTGGTCGCAAAGAGGGTAGCGCTTATACCAAGTCTCTCACCCCCGGTGGTCTCTGTGGCGCCCAACAACTCGTTGCTGATCTCGCGGGTTATGAAATTTCGGAGGGAATTGGTGGATCTTTAATCTAAGTTACTTATAAATGGCTCTCATCACTTCTCCGACAGAGACTATTCCTGATCTTAACTACGAATATCACACTCTGACGATTGATTCCATCGGTCAAGACAGTGCTAATACCTTCACA